ATATCACCAGCTACAACTCTAATCGCCTGAGCAGATTTAGCCCATTCTTCAAACTTATCTATTAATGCCTTAAAGTTTTCCATACTGCGACTATTTTCTGTTAAGAATATTAATCCAATTTGTGCATATAATTTTTTACTCCATGGTTGTGCCGCAAGTCCTCCTGCTACATAACCAATTGGACGCTCACCTTCAAAGGCTACAAGAAAGCACATGTGATGTTGGATACTCCAGCTTCTTACGGTGTTTAGTAAAGCACCATCATCAATCTCATCAGCTAGTTCTGGTAATGATTGTATCGCTTCTTGTGTATGTTGATGAAATAATACGAACAAATCATCTATCTCACCTGGATGTATCTTCCTAATAATCATCTACACTCTTCCCCATAAGAAATTACTTTGTCCAACGAAGCCAGCTTGTTGCATACTTTTATCGTAGGTGTTGCCGTCTTGGAAATTCCAATTGCTACCATTATTTGATTTCCTGCCTGCTGTTCTTTCAAAGTCACTGAATAACGTAGAACATTCTACTGTGACTTGACAGCTACTACCTGTTTCTGTGATGCTGACATTGTAGATGATACCGTCAAATAATATCAACGGATCTGGCACTATGCCTAATGCTTCAACACCACCTGCTACAACTCGTTCCATAAAGGCACGATAGATTACCACGCGATTGCCTTCAGGACTATAGCTTGTAAATCTATTTACATAATTATTTCCCACGCCTGATAGATACAATGAGAACTTGCCAACTTTGATTTCAAAGTCTTCGCTAATGGTGCTGAATCCAATGAAATCGCCTTGTGCTTCGTAGGTATTAGTTCCTGCGTTGGGTGCTGTTGGACTATCGTAGTTGATATTAAATCCACCACCACAGAGATATAATGGGTCGCTGGCACCTGCTGAGTTTTTAAGATGCATTTCAACCAAATCAATAGCGATATAGTTGTCACGATAGAACTCATCTCTAGCAACATATAAGTCTGCTGTTGGTGTGAATGTGCCTGGGATACTGCTGGTATCATAGAACAAGACAAACTGCGTTGGACTTATTACACTACCAACCGTGACACTTATCTGTGCTGTGGTATTAGCATAACCACTGAATCCGTTAATCTGTAGAATTAGATTTCTTAGTAATGTCCAAAAGCTAACATTAGTTGTCTGTTGATCTAAACCACCAATGGTGATTGTATCTCCAGCTACAAGACTTGTAGTGGTTGATGTGGTAATGGTAGTATTAGCACCAGCGACGACATTGGCGATAAAGGCACCACCAATAGCCGCTACGAAATCAACAAGAAATCCCATTTACCAAACCTCTCGCATTTTAACTTCTACTTCTGTCATACCACCAAAGCCCACTGTGGTTTCTTGTTCTGTATTATCAATGATTGCTGTAAAAGGAACAGCATTGACTATCAAAGTAGTGGCTGATGCTACATTACTCACCGTAGGGCTACCAAAGAATAAGGTAGCATTACCTGTAGCATCGCTGTTGCAATTAATTGCCGCTTGATATACTTTGCTGTGGTTGTTGAACTTAAAGTAATCACCTGCACGTATGACTTCAACAAAGGCACTGCCACAGGAAACATTTGCTCTCATAGTTCCAATTGGTATTGAAGTTGATAGCACGATGTTAGCTGGATTGGATAGACATTTGCTGTAGCTGATTTCTGGCAATACTATTTCAAAGCTGTATAAGGGTCCTTGGGTGAATGCTACGAAACCAATCACTGGACCCACTTCACGTGGTGTCAATGGCGGATATTTTAATGTCCAAGTATAATAACTGATGCCTTGTCCAACTCGTCGTTTCTTACCGCTGTTGGTTTCGCTGGTTATAGTAGGTGTTATCACCTTAAAATCAATTGTAGTATGTTGGGGTTCAGCGTTTGCTGGATTGTTTGGGTAGCGTGATGTTAAGTCAGCCATTATATTGTTCTCCTACCTTGTTCTAATTGTGCATCTCTAATAATCTTAGTTATCAGTGGGCGACGCTCCATCAATAATTGATCAAAGCCACGAGTGTCATTGGCAACGATATTGAATGTCACGTTGCTTACACCACCACCAAGTTTATCGTTTGGTGTCATAGTGCCTGCTGTGCTTGGTGTGAATATTTCAGGACCCTTTTCACCAACTAGGTATCCTTGTCCGCCTACCATAGGACCGCCAAGTGCTCTACCTGAATATGTTTGGCTACGGATGGCTGCTACCTGTGCGAAACCTGCGGCTATGGCTGCCGCCATACCAATGAATCCAAATATACCACCTTGTGCTAATGCTTTGGTTGCCGCCAAGTAGGTGTTCATGATAGCATTGGCTATGTTGAATGCCTTGGCTACTTCAAAGGCTTTCTTGTTCTGTGCACCAAGTGCGTTGAACATATCAGCACCTGCCTGGATTGCTGATGCTGTTCTTTTTAGATCACTTTGCTCTTCATATCTAACTTTTTCTAATGCGATGGCTTTGGCTTCTTCAGCTGTGAAACGTTGTTGTCCTAAGAAGTCTTTCTGCATTATTAACATCTCAGCATACTTGCTGGCTTCAGCTTGTATTTCTTTTTCTTTTAATGCGGCTTTGGCATCAAACGCAGCTATATCCAAATCTAGCATAGCAATATGTCTTTCACGTTGTAGTTTGTCAAGTGCTTGCATATATTCATCTTCATTGATGAGTGTCTTACCGTTTGCATCAATCTTATATTCTACAGCATCATCTATTAATTGTTTTTGTCTATTATAGTCAGCTTGTATTCTCTCCATAGGAGTCTGTGCTATTGCCGCACCAGCTAAAGCTGTTTCACCTGTAGCATTCTGATCTTTTTGTCTTATACCTGTTAGTTGAGCGATACCTGCGGCTATAACTATATTTTGTTCTCTGTAAGCCGCTGTTGTCCTTAAGGTTGTTTCGTAATTTGCTAACTGATCTTTGTTTAATAAACTACCATACTGCTGTTTAACTCTCATCAGTTCAGCTTGTATTTCTCTTTCAGCTGTGTCTTTTATTGATAAAAGGTTAAGTTCATTCTGTGATTTTAAGTCAAGATCATTTAAGTCACCCATGGTATTAGCCAGGGCTTCTCTTGTCAATGCTGATTTGATACCTTCTTTGTCAACTGCGGATTTGTCTAATTTAGCTTTAAGTGCGTCAGCTTCAGCGGCACCAATAGCCTTGTCTATGTCTAATTGCAATTTAGCATATTCAGTGCCGTGTTTGGTAAGCGTATTTTTCTTTTCAGCAGCGGCAGCCTGTTGTTGCATAACTAACAATGAAGCACCAAGTGCTTCTTTGGCACTAGTTTGTGATTTTTTCTTAAAAGTTTCGTCTGTGTCTTCTTCACTACCACCAGTTGCACCAAACGGTATAGCTTTTCCGTCTGGAGTAGGATAGAATGGGGCATTAGGAATTAAAGTTTTGAACTCTATTGGGTCCTGTCCAGCTATGCGTCTTAGTAGATTTGCCATTTTATTTAGGCCTTCATTTACTAAGTTGATAGCCTTAACAGCATATTCAGTTATAGTATCACCAAACGCCTTCCATAGCACTATGACAGGAAGTAATACCACAGCGAATACAGCTAGTCTTGCGAGAAAAGCTGCCGCTGCCACTGCCATAGCTGTAATAGCTACTCTTAAACCAACTATTGCTCTTGTTGCCAAAGTGGTTGATGCTGTGACTACATTAGTAGTTGCCGCTAAGGCTATATTTGAAGAGCTTAATGCCGCGTTATAGCCTGTAAGATTAGCTTGGGCGGTAGTGCGAAGTTTTAAGGCTTGTGTTAGCACTGCTTGAGATCTAGCTAGTCCTATTTCACTATTCATTCCAGCTATGTTAGCTCTTGTCTGTTTTATGGTTATATCTAGTTCTTTAACTTTTCCTGCATAAAAGGCTTGTTGTTGTGTAAATCTAGCCGTCATTAATTTTGTGCCTTCAGCTAATGCGGTATTTTCAGCTTTGGCTGCTACTGTGCCAAATCCCATAGCACCCGCAACCAAGGTAAAGGCTGAGGCTAAACTTCTTACAAGATTGATTGTAGTTGAAGCAATGATTAACGCTAGAGCACCTAATAATATTTTAGCCGCTATTGACGCCGCCTTCATAGCGTCACCAGTTTTTGTCATTGGAGTGACTATGTTTAATATTGGCTGTAAGAGAGCAAGGAATTCTGCTTTGACTAAGGTAATGAACATGCCCAGGCTATCGCTGATCCGTGCGGCATCAGCTGTGCTCTTGGTATATTTGTCCATGGTGCCATAGAGTTTTTCTATCTCAGCTACATAGGATTGGGCACTAAATCCTTTGCTGGCTTTGCTGAACAATTCTGTTTGTAGTCTTGTGCGTTCTAATGGATTGGTGATTTTGCTTAGAGCTACAGCAATCTTATTGAATATTTGATCTGGTTTTAGAGTATTAACATCTTTGAGACTGATACCAACTTTGCCTAAAGCATCAATCATCTCATCGTTGCCTTCAACAGCGGCACCAATGTTCTGCTCCATCTTAAACAGCATGGTGTTAAGTCCTTCCATACTGCTACCACTGGCTGATGCGGCAACACCCATCTCCAGGAGTCTGGCTGTGTTGATGCCTAGGGCATCACTCATATCCTGGAGTTGATCCGCACTGCCTAATAGGCTTTTTGTGAAAGCTATGATACCAACACCCACTAGGGCATTGGTAAACGCAGCCATTTTCTTGTTGAGATTATCAACGCCAGAGCCTAGATTAGTAAGCCCTTTCTGGACTCCTGTGATAGCCGCTAACGCTGATTTATTATCACCTGTTAGTTTAATTGGTATATTGCTTGCCATAACTATCTCCTGTTTGCGGCTTTCTTCTGCTCTTTATAGTCCCAGTTATAATATGCTGCCCATATCTGGAACTCTGTGGTTGTCATATCAAATACTTGTTCTAATGTTAGACCCAAATCCTTGCCAAGACGGCAAGCGAACATTACATCTGGATCCTTGATTAGTTTTTTTCTATCTCAGCTGGAGTTAAATCCTCTAGATTGAAATTATTAATTTCACTCACAGCACGGATTAACACTGCTGGATCCACTTCATTCATAAACACTACTTTGTCTGTTGGTAGAAACATCTTTGTTCCGTCAGCGTTGCGAGCTTTGGTGATAAGTGTTTCAACTAGAGCTTCTGTAGTCTTACCTTGTGTGGCTAACTCAATTAGTTTACTCTGTTCTTTTAATGTGATACTTTCTTTGAAGTAGATGGTTAGTTCCCATTCTTCAATAGTGATTGATTTCAATTCTCCGCTTAATTTACCACGGAAGTGTTGCGTCATTTTATCTATAGCTGTTGTCATTTATATTCTCCTTTGATTGAATTTAGTGCGGGTCCAATAATACCACGCCCTTTATTTGACGGTTTCATTTTTGTTGTGCCCTTATCCAAATAATCTACATAAGGAACACGATTGACAATTTCAACATTGTCCTTGCTTCTGAGATTTTGCCAACCATCACGGGCTCTGCCAGTGCGGACTGGAGTCTTATCTCTCAATTCACGATGTAAATCAACAGCTACAGCTGATACAATCTTACTATAGCTGTTGTTTACTTCACGCATCACTGCGTCAATATTGCTTACCTTAGCGGTTAGCATGAT